GAAAGAGGGTTTAGACAGAGCAAAACAATGTGCTTTGATTGCAGTAGATGAGATACTACTCAATTGTTATGAGGTTATGAAACCATTTTGGGAGGAAGTAAAACAAGAGATAGAAAAATTATGAAAGGAGGTGACAAATGAGTAACAAGACAGCTGTGATGAAGCTATACGATATGCTCGACGAAGGGCGGATATCGGAGATAGCAGAGATCAAGGAATACTTCTTGATGCTAGAGCAGGAACAGATTGAACGGGCCTGGATGGATGCAGAAATCAACCTACCGACCGAAGCTTCAGCCCGTGCCTTTGCACGTAAGTACTACGACCAAACATACAGTAATGATAGACAATATAACCAATATACGATCAACTATGAACGCTAGAGAAGAACTACAGGAGATCTTAAAAAAGCAAAAAGAAAAGGGACTGGACTTAGTATGTGCCGAGATCCAACATGAAGTGGGATGGGGAGAAGATCATGCTACCAAGATAGAACTTAAGCATGCGCATACCCCGGAAGAAGCGGAGGCATTCTTCGATGCGTTAAACTTCAATTACAATGACGGATATGGTACTCAGGAGTTGTACGGGACTGTATGGCTAACGTATGGAGTATGGCTATCCCGATGGGAGTATGACGGATCGGAAGGCTGGCGAGTGAATAGATGTCCAGGCATACCAAATTATTTAAGAAAGGCTCAATAATATGAACAACTCAAACCGAGAAGCTTTAAATGTACGAACAGTTACATTGATATTTATGGTACTGTTCATATTGGCAATGTTAATCGCTTGATCAAGGACGTTTATGAAAGCAGGTGACCAAGTAGTATGTATAGATGACAGGTTTGACGCTCGATCTATCGAGGTTATTCCTAATCGGCCACGCAAGGACGGTATCTATACCATACGCGATATAGTATTTTATGATATGCACGACAAACGCGGTGTATTGTTGCAGGAGATACATAATCCTAAAAATGTTCGCGCATTGTTCGGTGCTACATTGGAACCGTCATTCAACATCATACGGTTTGCCCCGTTAGATGATATATTAGAAAGTATAACGTTAGAAGAATTTGAAACTGAAACAGTATAAATAAAGGAAAATTATGACAATAGACATTAACAAGGCTACATTGGAACAATTGGTAGCAATCACTCACATTGGTAAGTCCCGGGCCGAGGCTATCATCACTCACCGAGCCACCAATACATTCCGCGATCTATATGAACTGAGTTTCATTCGCGGTTTAGGTAAGCGTCGCATTGATGCCATTATCGCTGAAGGTATAGCATGCTGTTAAACATATTTATATTCGCATGCAGCATTTAGTTGACAAATACGGTTTACCTAGCATATATGGAATCTGGAATCCGGACACGTTACGTGTTGAATATACCGTACGTGATTCAGATGATCTATGGGTTTGGGATGTAATGCGTCGTGACTGCGCTGCATTGGAACGTGCCGGATGGGATGTACATCCGTCATTTGTAATACCTAATCCATACGTAAAAATAAAACGATGAATACTTATAGATTGCCATATACCATACCTAATCATTTACTCAATGAATCTGTATCATTAAGTGATATACGCGATATTGCGTATAGTGCAATGAATTTGGCAAAACGCAGATATCGTGATGCATCTAAACATGTAGACATAGACTTAATTCGTCAAGAGCCTATTGCAATTTCAGATGTACATGCCATTACAAAAAAGCTTACACAGCAAGTTAATCGTTTAACTGAGATCAGTTATGATGATATAAAAAAATGGTCTAGTAAACTTTGGAATACTTTGACGTTTGGACTAAGTGCGTTATCAGCTGGTGATTATTTATTAGATAGTTTTATGTCATGGTATGATAAAGCTATACGACCCATGGCCAGTGCAGTTGTAGATCGTATCATACCAGACAGTCCATTAGCGGCAGCTGGATTATTTATATTTTTGGTAATATTTGCGTTTAGTATAGTATACTACATTGGTATTCGTGAAATGAAGCGACTTAAGCGTTTAGGTACATTGCCATCAGAATATGAACATTTAGTATAAACCATTTAAGGATTATAAATTATGAACATTGAACGTTTACAGCGTAACGCCCGTATACCTCGAGAATTACGTTTATCAGAAACTGGTTTACCAGGCCAAGACCATGAGGTGGGTATGGCACAAGCGCAACTACAGGAAATAGCTAAAGCAGCTGTAGAACTATCACAATTAATTGGTACTAATGAAATCAACCTACCGGGTTGGATTCAAGACCATATCACACAAAGCTATAATTTTATCAATCAGGCCCGTGTAGGGTATCATGAACTATAAAGGATATAAATGAACAAATTACAATTAAGAAATTTGATACGTGAAGAAGTAAAAAACATGACAGGCTTAAATGAAGCAACCTTTGCACTTCCAAAAGAGTTTGTAATGTGGCGTAATTCAGGTATGACCCCAGACGAAGGCGGTCAGGGTGAATATGAATATGCCGTATCTTACTTCCATTCTGATAGAGAGCGATTAAATATCAACAATGTTGCTAAAAATGCAAATGCTGCATTCAAAATGGCTAAGCAAGTTGCACAAGCTATTCAAGGTGATCGTGCAGAAGGTATGGCTAGCCTCGGCGGTGATGACGTTAAGAATGTCAAAATACATGCAATGAAAAATGATAATGGTGAGTCTGGTATCGGCTTCACTGCTTACGTTTATTCTAAAATGTCACCAGCACAAGTTAAGAAAGCTATTAAAGGCGCTGGCGTGAAAGGTGTCAACTAAAGGATGTATATGAAAAAATCGGACTTACGAAATTTAATACGTGAAGAAGTACAATTAGCAGTTTTTGAACAGCAACTATCAGAGGGTAAGTTAAGCGACTTCTTTGGTCAGATTAAAGCAGCTGCAACAAAAGCAGCAAAGGATAGTTATCAAGACGCTGAGAAGCTTATTGATATGAACAAACTCGCAAGCAAGCCACTACCAGCTAATTACATTAGCAAAGCACAAAGTGAGTTACAAACCAAATCTCAAGCCCTTCATGAAGGATTCGTAGATACGATTCGTAATTTTTCTAGAAAAGCACTCCGTGCAGGTCTCATGGGCTCTGCAGTCAGCGCAATTACAGCGCTCTCGGCAGGTATGACCTACTTGGATGCGTCATTTACTAAGTGGTATTATGAGTATATTCAAGGAATGGCAGAGTCGGATGTAATGCGTGTTATGACAGACTTATATGGAGCAAAGGCTGCCGAAGGTAGTATTTGGTTTAAGTTAGGTACATATGCCTTTTTGGTATTTTTTGTAGTAACTCTGCTATCAATAGCAACGCTTAAGTTGACTCGTCAAAAAAATAAACTATAAGGCGCTAGTGTGAAAGGTATTAACTAAAGGATATATATGAAAAAATCGGACTTACGAAATTTGATACGTGAAGAGATTCGTAATGTACTACGTACACGTAAACGTGTAGTAGTTAATGAAGCTACGTTATCACCGATTGGTAAAAAACTACGTAAAGTGCATGCTGAATTCTATGAAAACGGTGATGAAGGTTTAGATTGGGTACAAGGTGCCATGATGGATGCTAAACTAGATGATGTATACTCTAAATGGCTAGAGGAAGAACCAATAACACCGCAACAAGAAAAGGCTCTGCTAAAGGCAATGACAGATGCACTTGATGATTTTAATTTCTAAATAAAGATAAACATGAAACTGAAACTAACACAAGAGCAAACATTTGGTATTATTCGTCACGCGCTTACAGCTGTTGGCGCTATTCTGGTTTACAAGGGTAAAACTGATGAAGCTTCATGGACTATGGTAACTGGTGCCGTTATGGGTATAGTAGCCGTACTTTGGAGTGCCTTAAGTAAAAAGGCGTAATTTACCCTTAGATCTGCCCATAATACAGAACGTATTTTGAACTCAATCCCAATTGGGAATATCAGAATACCAGATTACCCCTCGAGTTCGTTAAATGAACGATCTTTGCTTTGTAACTCATTGATAATCAACAACTTATAATCTATTGTAAATCAGTACTTTATAACCAATTGATTATCAATGAGTTACACTTTTCTGTAACTTTTCTTACTTTTTTCTAGGATTCGTACCTAAAAGTCCTTATCATTAAGTATAGAAAAAAGATATGCAAATAAAAAATACACAAGATGGCGAACACTAGCAGAATGAAACTCGCAGATGTAGTGAGTTACTTCACTAAATGTGGATTGAATAATACTGCACTATACTTCAAAGGATGTGTCAATGACGGCGCAAGCATTACAGTTGACGGCTGGATTGATGCGGGCTTTGTCCGACGGCATATAGGAGAAGATTGGATGAGAGAGTTGCAGTCCGAAGTTACAACCACAGTTTACGCATAAAAATATGCAATCCAGTATGAATCATAAAACGCAGTCGACGAGCGGCATTGACCTAAATTTAGGTACTGTACTTTTTTTGATATTCCTAGTACTCAAGCTTACCAATCACATTGATTGGAGTTGGTGGTGGGTTACAGCACCTTTATGGATACCGGTCGTTGTGGCCATTGCGATACTAATACTAGCATTCTGTATTAAAAATATAATCAAATAATATGAGCTATCAAAATTCGTTAGTGGAACAAGCATTGTATCTGTTGGAATTAACTGATACGGTGACAGATATTCATACAGTGTATCGATATGAATGCAGTTTGTTTGAACTCCTAAATCGCATGTCTGATGATGAGCGATTGCAATACCGAACCCGTTGTACAGCTAGTTATTTTTAAAAATCCTGTTATGAGTAAAATACAGATTCCTGCCAATTTACTGACTCCTGGAGGTGGTTTTGGTATAGTACGATCATCTGGTAAAACATATGTAGTACCGGCTTGGCAATTGGTACCAGATGATACAACTATTGATGATATACAGGTAATCGGTCGTAATGATATAGCGCCGATACATCAGCCAAAAACTATACAAATTGCCGGCAGTAAAGGTAATGCCTATACTGTTAGTTTCAACCAATTCGGGCAGCCATCATGTAGTTGTGTAGGATTTTCCTACCATAAAAAATGTAAACATATTGCCCAGGCTTTAGCAATGTAATCACGTATATTTATAGAAAACTATGAAAAGAGAAATCGGTAAATACACCGTTGAATTAACGGGTGATCTGATCACCATCAATGAGACAAATGTTGGTACTATCTGGGGTAACACTTACCCTATAAGCACCTCCCGTAAACACTTCAATGAAATCTGTCATAAGGTAGAGCAGCGTGTTTACAAACAGCAAAATCCTGAACAATGAGAGAAGTTTTCATACGGTATTTGAATACCCGCAATGCTAATGATTTGGCACATTTTCTGCGCCTATGGATAGCACATAAAATGCCGGAAAAAAGTGAGCATGAAATTATTCGTTTCATACAAGAGTATGTCACAATGCTATTACAAGTTCCGGTCATGTTCGATTCCAGATACGACAATGCACTGCAGTCTTTAGTGCAAACAGCTCGTATAGAATTGGAGGTAAATGCCGTTGTAAGTAGCAGCGATTATAATAAAATAATATTGTATTACTAATATGGCTAGACGATATAAACTCAAGGTAGGAGACACTGTAACTACTCGTATGTTAGGTACGCCTCGGGTAGGTAAAGTATACAATATTCGCGAGACTGGTACCTATGATATTCGTTGCATTGACGGTACTATACTACCTAATTGTGACTGGGAAGATACCAGTTTAAAAAAGCAACGGCCATGGTATATCATAGCCAAAGGCGGTAACGTACCAGCCGTAGATATACCAGAAACTAGCGCTGAGTTAACTGATATCATCAACGAGCAAAAGAAGTTTTTACGTGGAGAAACTGACAAATAAACCATTCCCGTATTGCCATTTATATAAGGTGTTGGTAGGTACAACTCATGGCCGCGACTGGTGGCCATATGTACTACACTGTGATTACCCACAGCCATCGGATAAACGTAACATATCTGAACTAAAGCGCCGTTTAAACTGGAGTCTGACACGTTTACATATTTATAAAGTAAACGTAATAAAAAAGGACTACAAATATGGCACGCAACAGCAAATCAACGATAAACGCATGGTCACCAAACCCTAAAAAAAAGCGACCTGGGGTACATTCTAAATGTCGTAATGCCCGTTCAAAAAAGTCTAAGAACTATAAAAAAGCATATCGCGGACAAGGTCGTCCTTGATATATTGATTAATAAACGGCTATGATAACAGTACACAATATGATGACAGGTGAAATATTTCGAGGCGATGAACTCGAATTTTTCATTGACGAAGATACACAGATAGGAGAAGTGTATTTGGATGGGGATCTCATTTATCAATGTCTAGATAAAGACGTAGTTGATGAGTATGAATTAGAACTTGAATTCAACCGTATATTCGAAGTATCGGATTATACTGAGGATGCAACTGATACTGATGAATCTGACCCGTATGATACTGACTACTATATGTAATGTATATTTATTTAAAATAAAAAGGAAAATGTTATGACTTCAAATGAATTATTTACGCAGATGAAACAGCTTTGGGAAGCGATTGAACTTAATCATGATCAATTCGTTAACAAAGGAAACAAATCAGCCGCGACCAGAGCTCGCTCTGCAGCCGGTGAGTTTAAAAAATTGGTTACCGAATACCGTAAGCAATCGGTAGCTGAATCAAAAAGGACATAGATATATGCCGAGGCCTAGTACATCAGAAATTCACAACGAGTTACAATTGATTAAAAAGGACGTTGAAGTTTTAAGAGATGTGCAAGTAAAAATGCAAACAGATGTCTCTGAAATCAAACGTACATTGTTAGATCCAGATACTGGGGCCATAGCGCGAGTAAATAAAAATACTGAATTTCGAAAAACGGCCTCTGCCGCGCTTTGGTCTCTCTGGATAACATTATTAGGTGTAGTTGCTAAATTAATATTTTGGGAATAATGGAACATAACGATCTTAAAAATAGAATACGTCAGATAGTCAGTGAAGAGATTCAATCCATACTAGCTGAGGCGTCTGACCGTTATGGTCGCCTATTAGACCCTAAGAACTTCGATCCCATCGATCCAGAAGTTTATGTAGTAGGCTTTGGTACAATGCTTAGATCACAATTACGTGCTGGCATTGCATCACGTTTTAAAGAGCTTATGAAATCGGCAGAACAAGCAGCTGGTTCTGATGCACCTTATCGCAATTACAAATCCATCCTGAGTTTAGTTGACGATAAAAGTGTATTGAAACAAATGATACGAGCTGAAATTGAAATTGCCGAACAATTGGAAGAGTTGCGCACCAAAGGCGGTCGCCGTGCCACTCCAATTCCAAAACAAATGTAAAAAAAGTTACGTAATTATTTGGACTTAGAGAATTAAGTCTTTATATTCAAATAAATATTAAAACAAAATAGTTATGAATTATTACGTATCAAAAGTAAAAATTGCTACAGATACCCCTAAAGGGGTGAAGTGGGTTACTGAAACCTATCTCGTTAATGCCGTATCGGTTACACATGCCGAGCAACTGATCAATGAGGACTTTAAAAACTCTGGAGTTGAGTTTGATGTAAAGTCTGTATCGAACAGTAAAATTTGCAAAATTATTAACGATAAAAACTAAGGTATGAAGTATAATGTTGGAGAACTTGTAGTATTTCGGTTTGATGGTGTTAACCAAGTTGGATTGATCACCAATCGTAGAACTAAGAAAGGAATATCCACTTATGATATTCGATCAGAAAAGGGGTCTAGTTATCTTATTGTACCGGTAGATGCTAAAAAATCTCATTTCTATATAGATTCGGCATTAACGTCTATTTTCCGAGCAAATGATGGTAAGAACAATATGCGTGTTGATCGCGCATTAGGTCATACAGTAGCTAATTATGCTTCGGATATTACGTTGGAGGATAAGCATTATGAACGTAATAATGACTTTGTATTTAAAACTATAGGTGCTAGATCATATTAAACTTTTGTATATGAACAAGGATCAGAAACGTGTTTTGAAACGTTATCCGATGGCCAAATTAACCATACTAGAAGATGGTAGTTACGCCGTAGAAGCCGAAGATCAATTGTTAGCCGAAGAGTATTTGTTACCTCCAGCAGAAGATCCGGAAACGGCATGGAAATATGCAGCCTTATCATGTAAAACCACTCAAAATTTCAATAGAACTCATCCTGACCGATTAGATCTAAGTAATTTTGAAGTCAAGTTAAATAGAATACAAAAACGTAAACGTCATGCTACGAAAAATTAAACAATTTCTCTCATCTACTCCAGAATCTGAACAAATGAATGAAACAGTTACTGAATCAACTACTATGGAATTGACCAGTCTAGAAACTTTAATCGAAAGCCAGTCCTTCGCACCAGATGCTGATAATACAACTGATATCGTTGAAGATTATGATATTGAAACTGATATTTCCGATCCAGATGAAGGTTATATCATGCATTCAACTGAAGTTGTTGGTTATGATAACCGAGAACGTCAATTTGCAAACTATTCGATCATCTCTGACATTGTACGAGACGCTTCTATTTTAGATTTTGGATGTGGTCGTGGAGATTTCAAAGTATTCCATGCACAGCACCAAGGTATTGAATTAGACCAGATCGATTACACTGGTATAGACATTAACAATGTCCTTATAGATGCCGGTAAGGAATTATACCCAGGTATAGATTTACAAGCAGTTGATTGGATGAATACTCCTACCGATCTTAAAAAGGAATGGAGTATCAATATCAATTCATTGAATATACGTTATGATAAAGATATATCCAAAACAGATTGGGAATATTTCAAAGCATCTGTAACAAGTATGTATGCTCAGGCCACTTCCGGCATCGTTGCCATGCTATCATCAGATACCATTGGTACAGAGGATGGACTTATTAACTGGAATGCCGGAGATATTATCAATTGGGCACAAAAAGAATTCGGAGGAGCAGCGATAGACCATTCGTTCTCCGATGAAATGTTTACATTAATTATTTACAAATAAATTTATGAGTATTAACAGCCGGTTCGCAATGGACCAAACAAAAGCGCGTAAGAACGGTAGGTTCTATGGAAGCATTGATTTCGAATGCAATGACAAGGTATCAGCACAAGTATTTAAAAATGATCCTAATCGACCTACGATTGGTGAATTTTTGATCGGTAATTCCCGTTTTCCAGTAACAATGGAAGAACTAGAGCTTATGGAGCAGACATGTCGTGAAGCTCGTGAAACAGTAATGAAACGTTACCGGTTAGGAATGATGGGACGACTAGACTAACACGATATTTATATAAAATGTAATATCATTTTCAGAAAACTATGGTGATTAAAGATCTAGTAATACAAGAAAATGAGTTCGATGTTTTCGTGGCATTGAATCCTACAGAGAAAATAGAATTCCTGTGGGATGCATTGCATATTGGGTCAGAGAAGTCTACTGATAAGCAAATATCCAAGTTAGAGGAAGACTTAAAGTCTGGTAATACTAAACAAGTATTAATGTCTGTACAGGATATACATGTTGGCCCTTATAAGTTAACAATTATGAATATCGAACGACTGATTGTATTCTCATCTGATAGTTTGCGGTTGATACGCGCGTTCACTAAACATATGTGGTATAGTGGTTATATACTACACCGCCGACGTGATATACAAAAATCTCCGCATAACGTTATGCCAAAATACTTCATAGCATATGAAATGGTTGGCGAAGAACAGCCGTTATGTGAAAACTAGCTCCTATTCTTTTTAAGAATATTGTAAGGCCCGTACATTATCCAAGTGTATTTTTTTAAAAATAAATTTGGATTCGTACGGGTTTTCACTTATCATTAAGTATATAAAAAAATATCATATGAATGAAAATGTAAGATTAGGTTATGCCTGTGTCAATATGACATTAACTAACCGACCAAAGAAATTAGGCGGACGTGTTACTACCAGCCGTACCATTCGAAAAGATTCCTGGCAGCCACGTTGGGAGTTGGCCAAGCTCGGCGAATTGGCTTTACAAAATGCTACGGATCTATTACATTATCTTAAATGGAATCAAGAGAATGGCATTACATTGTTTCGTATCGGTTCTGAGCTTATTCCATGGCATGATCATTACGAGCTTAACGATCTACCTAACTATGACGCGCTAGCTGCTAAGCTACGCGAATGTGGCGACTTTGCTCGATTACATGGCCATCGATTGACTACCCATCCAGGACAATTTCATATATTATGTTCTCCTCATGAGGCAGTTGTTAACAAGTCTATTATTGGACTTGAACGTCATTCCGAGATGTTTGACCTAATGGGTTATGAGCCATCATTTGAGAACAAGATCAATATACATCTAGGCGGGGCATATGGTAATCCTGAACGAGCTGCAATGACGTGGCTTAGGAATTATGATCGCTTATCTGATAATTTGAAACGCCGATTAGTCGTTGAAAATGATGATAAGGCTAGTATGTATAGTGTACAAATGCTATACAATTTTCTATACGTTAACGTTGGTATTCCTATTACATTTGACTATTATCATCATAAGTTTCATCCAGATGGTTTGAGTGAGTATGACGCATTAATGTTGGCGCGTGAGACTTGGCCGGCACATATACGACAAGCTACGCATTGGTCAGAATCGCGACGTAGCGAATATCAATTACTTCTAGATAATATGTGTAAGACTAACAATATCAATATTGATGATATTGACAAATGGCCGACATTAGCAGAGTATAAACGTGAATTTGATAAGATTAAAGAAACAGCGCATGCCGATTATATCAAAGGTCCTATTGAGACATATGGATTACCTTTAGATATTATGATCGAGGCTAAAGGTAAAGAATTGGCCCTTTTACGGTTCCGCGATATTTATGCATATAAACAACAGGAGGTTTTAGTATGAAAGACAAAGACAATGTGTTACGTAGATTAGACGAAGCTGATAACATGGCTATGGTATTAGTTGATTTGGCTAGTAAAAAGGCTGTTGACACAAATGAGGCAGTACGCCGTTTAAACGAAATTCGTAGTAGAATTAAATTTGCTATGGATAGAATTTCTTTGAGTTAAAATGAAAGCTAGACTATTTCCATTTATTATTGCATTAGCTGCGTTATCAGTATCATGTTCCGCAGCTTTTTATTCTGTATACGGGTTAGGTAAATTATTTGCCGGTGCCAGTACACAGGTTATGATTATGGCAGGTAGTTTAGAATTTGCTAAATTAGTAATTGCATCCGCATTGTATCAGTACTGGGATAGTATTAATAAGGTATTACGTGCCTATTTAACATTGGCTATAATTGTATTAATGACTATCACCAGCGCTGGTATATACGGGTTCTTAACTGGGGCATATCAGGAAACGTTTGCATCTACTCAAGTTGTTGAACGCCAGATTGGCTTGATAGAAGCTAAAAAGGTTAACTTCCAGTCCAGAAAAGATGATTATGTAACCGAAAAAGAACAATTAACCAACTCGATTACTCAACTTAGATTAGCTATTTCAAACCCGGGACAGAGCCAGTATATTGACCGGAAAACAGGGCAAGTTATAACAAATACATCGACTGGTGCTAGGACTTTGTTACAAGCTGAGGTAAATAAGGCATCGGCTGACCGTGATTCATTAGATACTAAAATACAAGCTTTATCAGACTCTATAGCCATCGCCGATATGAATATTATTACAATTCGTAATTCAGATGCATCTGTTAGTGAACTAGGCCCTCTAATGTATTTATCAAAGTTAACAGGTGTATCAATGGATCGAGTTATTAATTGGTATTTGCTACTTATAATATTTGTATTTGATCCATTAGCTATAACATTAGTAGTCGTAGCCAATCAGGCATTTGATAGATTACGTATTGTTAACGTTCAGACAGGCTCGATCGAGCAGCCAATAGCTACATTAAATGATCCACCGCAGAATAATGACGTATATACCAATGACCATGATGATACATATTACGAAAACGTTTATGATCAATACGAATCTGTACAAAATAATAGTACATATCCAGAGCCTAACATAGTCACTGTAGTATCTAGCGGATCTATAGATAGCGGCTCTATTCAAAAAGATATTTATCAAGAAAAAACTAATACACCTCCGCGTCAACGCGCGTATTGGACTTAATTTAAATTAAATTTATGGCAAAAAAAGAAGTACAGGTGCAGAAATTTGCATCAAAAAACATCGGCAACCAGCGGTATATGATATGCCGAAACAGTATACCGGATGGTAAATATTGGAATGGTAAACATTGTGAAGAATGGTCCCGCGTTGGTATTAACACTACATCCGTATTGTGTCACAAATGCAGTGGACGACTAGCCGGCGACCCCGATATTGGTAATGGTTATAAACCCTCTGGCAAACCACGCGGCTGGCAATTTATGAAGGAATATGTAGATGCTCAAGGCAATGTATTCTATAAAGGAGTTGAACAGCCTGGACTTAAGGGAACCTTACCAGCAACTCAAATTGAACCTGATCAAAAGAAACGTTTAACGAAAGAAGAGAGACAAGAACTTAAAGACCAAATCTTGCAGCAAATTGTTTTTGTCCGAGGGCAATTGATGAAATCCAAACTTAAGCGTGATATCAATAGTAATAAAGTACAGTTACGTGCATTAGAACGCAAATTGAAAAAAGTAAAATAAATTTGATCTTTAAAGAAAAAGTTCTTATAATAAACGTGTTATGAGTATATACGAAGAAAAAAACAAACGTGTACCTGTAGAAGAACTTATGAGTACTCCTTATGAGTCTATATCTCAGCAATTAGATACATATGTTGATATCGAATCATCTGTTGTTTATTTAGCTGGAGATATCGATGAACGTACATTAGTAGATCTGATTATACGAATACGTGCTATCTTATCATCGCGGACCGCGGCTACCAAGGACTATCCAATCAATTTGATTATTAATTCCAATGGTGGAGATGTATATGAAATGCTAGGAATTGTCGATTACATTGAATCATTATCAGTACCAGTCAATACAATTTGTCGTGGTCGTGCTTTTAGTGCTGCAGCGGTAATATTAGCATGTGGTACTGGGACGCGTATGGCTAGTAAGCGATCATGTGTAATGTTTCATGAGGCTATTAGTTTTGCAGATGGCATTAAGATGAGTGATATGACAGCTTATATCAATAATCTCAAATCATTAGAAGATGATGTATGTAATATGCTAGCATCTAAATCTAATAAAGATGCCAATTGGTGGAAACAACAACAGCGTACGGATTTATTTTTATCAGCAGACCAGTTAAAACAATACGGAATAATTGACGAAATAATTTAATAGTTTATGAGTTTATCAGCAGAACAAATTCAAGATAATTGGAACAAATTTCTATCTCGTGTAGATCAGGAATTTCCAGGACGTGCTAAAGAACTTCGTGCCATGTATGACCATTATATGGATCGCATGATGTTAATGCCAGCTAGTGGTACGGATCATTTTCATAATGCATTTGCCGGTGGTTATATTGATCACATATTACGCGTAATGGATTGTACATCCAAACTTTATAACTCTTGGCAAGAGATGGGCGCTGACGTTACTGGGTTTACGTATGAAGAACTCATGTTTGCTGCAATGCATCATGACTTAGGTAAAGCTGGATTTCCAGGACCTGGCCAAGAAGTTTATCAGGTAAATGAATCCGAATGGCATCGTAAGAATCAGGGTAAGATGTATAAGCACAATCCTAATATACCTTTTACTATGGTACCAGATTTAAGTATTTGGATTTTACAGGAGTTTGGTATTAAGATGACATGGAATGAATATTTAGGTATTCGTATACATGATGGATTATATGATGAAGCTAATAAAGCATATTATGTATCACGTAACGCCGATAGTAAGTTACGTAATAACTTACCGTTAATTCTTCACCATGCCGATCATATGGCAGCTAGGATTGAGTATGAAATGTGGCGAGATAAACAGCCATCCATAAAGATTCCAAGTTCTAATTCTAAGAAGCCATCGATAGCATCTAATAATACAGCATTTGATATTTCAAAGATTTTCGGGGACTAATATGGAACTAATTTTAATTAGCGGTATAGTTGTACTATTAGTTATTGGTACATATATTGTACGTAATCTTCTTAAAAAAATGGAAACATTAGAAGATAATATCGAAGAATTAGTACAAGCAGTTACTGAGTATGATGAGTTTTATGCCGATTTAAAACGTCGTATCAATCAATCAAACTCCAGATTGAAGCAGATAGATCGATTAGGATCATTTGAGGCAGATGATGAGACGGGAGTAATCTTTAAGGAACTTAAAGATATTGTTAATGAATTGAATGAAAGGTTTTAATGTCACCAGTTGAACAGTTTTACGCAGAACTAGATGTACAAGATACAGTTACTAAACGTGGTAGAAAAGCTACAAATATGTACTTTACCAGTACCACTGAAAAGGCTATTATAGCTTATAACAAGGAACCGGATTATATTTTACGTAATAAAATTTATCGCGAACATATCGATTATGCATTTAATAAATTAGTAGAAAATATCTATCATACTTTTAAATTTAGTTATTTCGATGTACCATATGAGGATGTTAAATGCGAAGTAGTAGCATTCTTAAATGAAAAAATTGGTAAATATACTGAAGGTAAAGGTAAAGCTTTTAGTTACTTTAGCCGAGTGGTTAAAAACTATTTGATTATACAAAACAATGCCAATTATGCCAAGCTTAAACGTCGAGTAGAAACGACAGTTATTGATGATGACCGCAATTTGACGTTAGAATTATCGATTTCGTCATATCAAGAATCGTTACGTGATTTCACCGATCTTTGGGTAGACTGGTATGATTCTAATATGGAACATGTATTTACTAACAAGCGTGATGTACTTATTGCAGATACTATTTTAGAAATATTCCGCATCCGTGAGTCAATAGAAAATTTTAATAAGAAGTCTATCTATATTCTTATACGTGAACGTACTGGCCTGAAAACTCAAAACATTACTCGTGTGCTCAATGTAATGCGTAAAGACTTTGAAAAAATGTTCACTAACTACCAAAAATCTGGACTAATACGATAACCCTTATATTTATATTAAAGGTTATCAATGGCATCTACAGATTTTGAATTATTCAAAGGCACGACTCTTTCAGATCTGATGAAAGATATCTATCATAATTCTAAGAAAAAGTCGAGACAAATTGACGGGCTCATACAAGAGTTACAGCCGTTGGTTAAGAGTGTAGGTGATGCATCTGTAATAGTTCCCATGATCAAAGAATATTTGGAAGTATCTGTCAAAAACGATGATGCATTAGTTAAGTTAGCTGCGGTTGTTCAGCGTTTATTAACAGCCTCAAGTAAAGAAGAAAGTGGTGGCGAGTTCATGCTATCAGATGAAGAACGCAATCAACTGTTACAAGAAGCTGAAAATGAAATAAAGGCTATACAACGTAAATCAGGAGATGTATAATGACAATAGCCCAAGTCATTGATACCTCAACAGCATATAAAACTAATCCTAATAAACGATATCCAGACCGCGGAGATTTTCCATTAGGTACTATTAAATTACGCAGTTTATCAAGCAATCAGGCAGCTAGTGATTTTTATGCATATCCAGCATTTAATTCTACTACCATTCCATTATTAGGAGAATTAGTTACATGTTTTAGCACTGTTTCTGATTATGGCGATGGATTACATAAAGAACAGGCGTGGTTTTATATATCACCTATTAATTTACATGGTAATGTCAATCTAAACCCAACTGGGTTGCTATATACAATACCGGCGGGTGGTCGTTCAAATAATTATACTAGTACAGCCGCACCTAAAAATGCTGACATTAACGACTATAAACCTGGAGAAAACTTTACTGAAAATGCATCTGTAAAAAATATACAGCCGTATGAGGGCGATGTATTATTACAAGGACGATTTGGGCAAAGTTTACGATTTGGATCAACTGTAACTGGTAATTTATCACAATATGCTGAAAAGTCATGGTGGTCGAACGGTACTACAAACGGCTCGCCTATAACTATTATAAGTAATGGACATAAAGGACAAGGCGGGCCTAACAAATATATTATTGAAGATCCAGAAACTACAAAAAGCATTCTTATTCTTAGTTCAGATCAAAAACTTAAATTTACACCATCACAAAAACAAATTGGTATAGGTGTTACGCCTATAGCTACTTATAATAAATCTCAGTGTATTATTTCATCAGACCGATTAATTTTTAATTCTAAATTAGATGAAATAATTTTATCTGGTAAAAAAACTGTCAATGTTGTTACGCCTAAATGGCAAATGGATATGGATAAATTATTTACTATTTTAGAAAAAACGTTGCAACAGTTGGCAGATTTAACTGCCGGTAAAGCTCAGTTTCAGACTCCCATGGGCGGCCCGACGTTGACGTCTACTAATGTAGCACAAGTACAACAGTTGTTAACAGAATTAAAGACAATGAAACAATAAAGGATCGATATGCCATTATCAGCAGCACAGCCTGGATTAGAGGCGCAAATATTTGCAGCACTGAAAAAAGCCCAATTATCGAAAAATGCCGAATCTGCTACACAATCGTTAGCTAAAGATTTAGCATTGGCAATACATACATATGCATTACAAGCTACAGTCAATCCTGGCCAGGTAGTAACAACACCGCCAGGTGTTGTTATTGTAGGTGCCAGTCCATCTGGGCCAGTAACTGGTGCAACAACTGCTCCTGGAATTGGTACGGTTACAACGCCCGGAACTCTATCATAAACATATTTATTTTAAAGGATATTATGGATACCAAGTCTTTTATAAAGACATTACGTACTATTATTCATGAAGAAGTGCAGTCAGCTGTACGTGCGGAATTACGTAGTCTATTAACAGAACGGACTAATCAGACATATACTCCTCCGGTTACAGAAACAGTGATAAATGCTAAAAAACAATCGCAAAAGCCTAAATCTTTTGTTAAAGATCCGTTACTTAACGAATTATTAAACGATACTGCAAGTCGCCCGATTAATTTATCTGAGGGAGCTACTTTATCATTTAGTTCAGAAATGGCACAAGCTTTTGCAAGTAGTAAAACAGCTGTGGCTCCGATACATGATCTAGACGGTAAGCCAGTTGATATGCAAAAAGAAAGTGTAGCTACAGTAGTAAATGCAATGACTAAAGATTATTCGGCATTAATGAAAGCAATTGATAAGAAAAAGGGTGTTAGATAATGGCTAGACCCATTTATCAATACAAACCCTTTATTGATGCCAGCGATGTAGCAGTTGGTATAAAATTGCCTTTTAATAAAGGAGCAATACAACGTTTAGAAATAACTGGCTCTGGCGGTGTTTTGGATTATGCATCTGATTCTACATATGCAGCTGGTAATGGAGTATTTGCACTTTCATATACAACTGAGGATCAAGCTATAAGTAATTTATCTAACCTATTACTTACACGTAAGGGTGAGCGAATAATGCAGCCAAACTTTGGCACTAGGATACAGGATAGTATATTTGAACAGAATACAGATATTTTATTAGATAATATCAGATCTACAATTGAGGAAGATGTTGCATATTGGTTACCGTATATAGAGTTGTTAGATGTTGATGTCAAGCGTACTAATTTTTATGAAAATAGCATACAGGTAGCTATAACATTTCGAGTTAGTCAGCAAGGCGCAAATTTAGTTATAAACGTTTTGGCATCAGAAAATCAAATTGTATTATCGCAAGTTACTACAGTTAGTAATGTAAACACGCAACTAGTTGCAGTAGGTCGTTTTAGTTCAGGAGAGTTTAATGGAATTAGTTAAAAAAGATGTAAAATACTTAAATAAAGATTTTGCACAATTTCGGCAAAATTTAATTACATTTGCTAAACAATATTTTCCTAACACATATAATGATTTTAACGAATCATCACCGGGTATGATGTTTATTGAAATGGCATCATATGTAGGCGATGTACTGTCATTTTATGCCGATCAGAGTTTTCGTGAATCGGTATTGAATAATGCAATTGAAGATAGCAATGTATTGATGTTATCGCAGTTATTTGGATATAAACCAAAACTTAATACACCGGCAGTTGTTGATTTAGATGTATATCAATTAATACCAGCGATTGGTACTGGTATTAATGCACGGCCAGATTTTAGATACTGTTTATCAATTGCATCTGGTATGACTGTTACTAATGATAGTATAACCGATACAGTTACATTTCGTACTTTACGAGACGTCGATTTCACGTTCAGTAGTTCGATGGATCCGACGGAAATTACTGTTTATGAAATAGATGGTTCTGGTAATGTACAATACTATTTGTTAAAAAAATCGGTACAGGCTATATCAGGTGAAGTAATAACAGCCACATATGAATTTGGTGATCCAAAACCATACGATAAAATTGTATTACCAGAAAATAATGTTTTAGATATTATTAGTATTATCGATGATGATGGTAATACGTGGTATGAAACTGATTATTTAGCACAAGATACCGTATTCGAAGACGTTGCAAATATACCATATAATGACCAACAGCTATCTATATATCGCAGTACTACGCCGTATATATTAAAGTTGCGT